CTGTTTGCCCACCGAGGTAACGGTCGATGTCGCACTGGCGCCGAGGGCATCCACCGCCGACACCGTCGCCGATGATATGGTGGCGCCGTCATCGATAACGCGAAAGAAATCAAACGCGACGTAATATTCCTCATAGGGCTGTTTTGAGCTGAACGATCTTACTGCCATGTCTTAATCCTCAATGTAGGCGATTCTCTTGTCACGGTTTTCGGCATAGATGACTTTCACGCGCGTCGCCGATCTCATTTCCTTTTCCTTTTCGATTGCCGCCAGCATTTTCAACTTGTCCGGTTCCATCATTTCCTTTATCCGCTCCGAAACCGCGATGGTCAGAGCCGAATCCACGCGCTGATAGACCAGGGGAATGAGAATGCTGTCGAGACTGGCCTGAACGCCCGCCCACTCTATAAGATAGGCGTGGAGCGCGGCGGAAGCGGTTATGCCTTCCTTTTTGACAAGGGCGTCGATGGTCGCCGTCCGCAATATTCCCGCACGAGACAGAACAGCATCGATGGCGGCGGTTATGCCATGCACTCCCGCAAGCATCGCATCCATGTCCGCATTGATTGCCTGAGATTTCTTCAACAGGGCATCAAAAAACGCATTGACGGTCAGTGCCGTTTTCTGCAACCGGGCATCCATGACGGCTGAAATGGTATTTCTTCTCATTAGATACGCATCCAAAGCCAGGACGACATGCAGGGCGGATGTCAAAATGGCATCGATCTGAGCCGATGTCGTGATGTTTTGTTTCTGGATAAGCGCCGACAGGGAGGCGATGACCGTCGGATTCGTAAGGGATTGCAGGATAGCGTCCATCGAAAGGCTACTGATTTCACGAGATTGTAAATAAGCATGGAGTGACGCGGAAATGCTCTTGGACGCTTGCAGATAGGCATCGAACGATGCGGATGATGTTGCTGATTTTTGCAACAGAGAATCCAGGGATGACGACAGGCACATCGTTTTTGACATAATGGCGTCAAGGGATACCGCAGCCGTTACGCCTGCTTTCTTGACAAGAGCGTCAATCGTTATGGCAACGTTAATCCCGACCCGCTGAATCCTCGCATCGATGGCGGCCGTGACAGCGATGCCCGATTTACTGACGACAGCATCCAGGCTTGCGGCAAGTGCAGCCGTTGTTGACAGCATGGCGTCCAGCCCAGCCGTCTTCAAAATCCCCTGCCGTTGAATCATGGCATCGATGCTTGTGATCGCGCCGGCAAGGGCAACAAGATAGGCGTCGATGGCGGCGGTGACTGGAATATCCTGCTTTTGAATCATGGCGTCCAGACCGGCGATGGCCGAAGCGACCTTTAACAGGCAAGCGTCGAGTGCCGCTGCTTCCTGGATGCCGCTTCTCTGAATCATGGCATCGATGTCAACCATGGACGACATTGTTTTCGACAAGCAGGCGTCCAGATCGGCAAATGCCGTCCCAACGGCTTGAATACAGGCGTCAAGCTCTGTAATTCTTTCGATTTTCTCCTTCATCAAGAGGGCATTCAATGAAGCGGTTATGGACAGACGGGCTTGAATAAAACCGTCCAATCCAGAGACGACAGGCAAACCGCGTTTCTGAATGAGGGCATCGATCTCGGTTGCGACAAATGCAACTGCCTGCAAATACGCATCGAGGTCCGCCGCCACGGATGCCGCCTTTTGAATGATGGCATCCATGTCCGCTGTTTTTTCAATACCCGCCAATTGAATGAGGGCGTCGATGATCGATGCCGCTTCGATTCCCTGCTTTTGCAAAATCGCATTGATCTGGGCTGTCTGGGCGACACCCGTCTTTTTTATGAGGGCATCGAAAGATAGGGCAATCGTCAACAGGGCTTGGAGATAGGCATCAATCTCGGTTGCCGATGTCTTCCCTATGGACAAATACGCATCGATATCCGCCGTTTTTTCTATACCCGCGAGTTGAATGAGGGAGTCCAGGAATGTGGTTTTCAACACTCCCTTTTCAAGCAGGGCATTAAGACTTGCAACTGAGGTGATTCCGGATTTCTGCAACAGGGCATTCAATGACGCCGCGCTGGTCAATCCCGACCGCTGGATCAGGGCGTTCAGGTTCGCATATTGCGACAATCCCGCTTTCTGGAGCAGCCCGTCCATGTCGGAAGTTTTTACAATATTGGTTTTTCCGATGAGGGCGTCTAAATCGGCATCTATGGCAACCAGGGCGGCCTTCAATGCGTCCAGGGACGCGGTTTTCGTGATGCCGCTTTTCTGGATCAAGGCGCCAAGAGAAGAAGTTTTCGTGATGCCCGTCTTCTGGATCAGGGCATTAAGGCTTGCCTCTTTTGTATATGTCGTTGCGCCCGACGAAATACTGAAACTTCGTGCCGTCGTCCACGATCCATACGTCCCGCTACCGGGTGACGGGTCGATGGCTCGGACACGCCAGTAGTAGGTGCCGGCGTCCAATCCAAGACCAAGAATAAAGCCAACATCTTCTCCAGCAATAACACTCCAAGCAGATTCATTTGAACTATACGATAAATTTCCTTCATGTCCGCCAGAACTGGAATAAAAAATTCTAATCAAGTTGGAACTATTGCCGTTGTTCGAAGAACAAGAAATGACATAATAAGTGGATGCATCCAATAAATATGGAATGGAAAAAGTAAATCGTATTATTCCTGGCGACACACTGGGGATACTTGTAATATCAACAGCATCCGACGTAGCTAATGCGCCCCCCGTAGGTTTGCTCGACGACCCAAAGCTACCAGTATGTGCCCATAGTTTTGCTATCACGTTTCCCGTAGGAGAACCTAATCGTTGTTGCTTAAATTCAACATATCTTAAGTAACGTGGGATTGATGGAGATTGGAATGATTGCCCCATTACATAGGATACTCCTGCATATAGGCTATAGTAAGAAGACAAAGACTCAGGACTAAAATTAACTACCGGATAGGATACGTCGTAATCACATTTATCTCCCGAATCAAAGGGATCGGTATCTACTCCATCTGTGGTATTGGCAAAGCCAGGGTCAGTGCCGGATACTTTATCAATAAGTGGTGTTGTCCATACATCTTCCGTATTGATCTGGATATTGTATCTTACATCCGAATCACTTGGATCAGTCCCCGTAAACTCAAGGGTCGGCGTGGTGTCGGTTCCAAAATCATACTCATCAGCGGTATTGAGGACAACCGATGGCTGGTCGGAAGTAATAATCAGGCTTGAGGCAAAACTCCCGATGGCTGTCCCACCGCCGGATTCTATGACTTGAAAATCGTAGGTCTTACCCTCTTTTGCAGAGGCGCAGTTTATGGCAAAGTGGACTTCGGTATAATACTCATCTGCAAGGTTGATCGAATCGGACGTGCTTGCCCCTTCGACTTCTTCACCGTTTTGCCATGTCGAACCAGATGCTCCGGCAGTCGTGCAAGCCCTTGACGTAACGGCTGTCCCTTGAGCAAGATTTGTTGTTGCTGAGTAGTTGATTTCACCCGTTGCTGCGAGATCAGCAAAGCCTCCGCTGTCTGTCGTATTCTTCCATTGGAGTTTGTAGGTCGATGCCCAGGCGCCTTTTTCTTCATCGAGCTGGACAACATAGATGAGGTTCGGCTTTGTCCCTTTATTAACCGTATAATCCGTATTGTCAGCGGCAAGGGCTGTCCGGTCAGCGTCAAGAATTCGAGTTGCGGTTAATACAGGCTTTGCGGCTGTGAGTCTTAATTGCGTTGGAACAAGGTCTGACCTGTCCTCGGTCGTTTTAAACTCGATGGTATGCCGTGACCCACAATGAGGGCAAAGCAATACGGGAAGTTCCAGGGAACCCTTAAATGGGACAAACTCGTATTGCTTTTTGCAGGCACAGCAAATGATCATTTAACTTCCTCAAAGCGTTCTGTGCAGCCTTCTACATTTTTTGGCTGCCGCACCACGGAACAGGAAAATGGCCTGCCCGAACCGAGGAAACAGACCCTTTTGCTTCCGTCCGGTATCAGCATGATACAGGTGCCATCCTTTACTTCCGGCCAACCGGGAGATACTTCGCCAAAACCCGTGCAACACCCGCCGCATTGATGGCATCGTCCTGTCTTGACTTTCCATGCCTTCTCCCAGGGATGCTTATAAGCCACAAGTTCAATGCCATGCATGATATACATGGAAAACTCATTGCACCAATCGGGTATCTCCATATTGATTTTCATAAATACAGCTCATAATCCTCTGTTATTATCAGTGATGTCCCATCCGTTGACCGGACATAAAATCTGAATCCCTTGCAGACGACGCAGTGGGCATATTCCCGGATGCCGCCGCCGAAACCCCTGACAAATCCGCGTCCGAACCGGCGGATCATGGGGACGCCGGCGATGTCGTGACGCGGCAGATTCTCCCCCTCCGCGGGAATGAGGGAAAACCGGATACAGCCATCAAGTTCCCCGCCTTCCGTCATGATGGAGCCGTCGGCTCTTTCCGCTTCCCAGGTGTAGCGATTCTGCACGTCCATGTTAAATCTCGTCATAGGCCAGGGTGAGCGTTTCCGGCGTCAGAGCGCCCTGACTGGCTGTCGATGCCACGGACATCTGCAATTCGATGAGATCGCCGATGTAAATGTTCGATGGTGACGGGGGAAATGGTCCGGCATCGGTTGTATCGCCGTCGAGAGGCGCAGGTGACGTTGCCGTGTAGCCGAACAAATCCGCGCCGCCGGATTGCTCCGTCTTGAATTGCGTCCCGAACGTCGTGCCGATGTTCTTCGCTTTCACGCCGATCCCCGTCCCGAAACCGTTCGCGCCGTCTGAATACCATCGCAGATTGGAGATCTGCGTCGAAGGCGGAGCGGTCATCTTTGCCCGGAGTTTCTTCGTGTAACTCCAAATCGTATCCGCGGCGGGGATCACCAGGGGGTTGTTGGTGTCCACCGTGGCGTCATCCGCATCCTTGAAACGCACCGTCCCGGAAGTTTTATCCGCCCCGGTTGCTAATGCTGACATTTCGTGTATTTGCACTGTTGCTGCCATTTTTTATCCTCCTAACCATTCTTGAGTCGGCTCTCCGAGAAGTTCTCGTGTCCAGCCGGACATTGATTTGACAATTCCTTGCACCATGCTTTTTTTCGACTCCCATCCCCGCTGGAAAACAATATATTTCGTGTCCAGTAACGGGCATCCACAGAGGACGATCCGCTTGTATCCCATCCGGATCGCCGCCAGAGCGCCGCATAATGCCGACGATCCTGTGGGTGGAACGAAGGGTTCCACAATATCTACGCCGTCATTCCCCAGATGGGAGATGACTTTGTAATTTGTATTGGAGCCATAGACTGTCCGGCGTTCCCTGATCGCGGGGATCTCCGCCGGGTGATAGGTGACGACGTAATCAATGGGCCATCGGTATTTGTCCACCCCGTCCAGGCCGACAGCCATCCAGTCGCATTGCACATGATCTGGAAACGCCAGGGCGTTGATGTCCGCCTCTAAACATGGCGCTGAACCTGTTATGATCAGAACATTATGAATCGCTGGCATACGGATCACCTATGTTTGACCAGTAGGAAACGAGAAACATGGCCGACACGCCCACGGATTGAGACCCTTCTTCCGGCGCGTCATATCCGCCGCCCTGATAGACGATGGAATCGATGTAATCCGGCGTCCGGGCCCATAAGGGAGAGGTGAAACAAGTGATCAGATCCCCTAGGAGTTTCTCTCCATTGACAGAAGCCGTTGCCGCCGTTGCCGCCATAATCGCCTCGATCTTGACAGGCATTCGATGACGGGATTGGCCATGGGCGTTTTCCGCACCCTCCGCCTGGGGCCAGATGACGACACAGGGAAGTTCAGAGGGATCGATGCGGGACCGGGCGCGAAAGACGTTGCTGCCGCAATTCGTTTCATACCCGCTGGGCGGAGAATCGACGTGGAGGATCACCGCGGCGCGGGCAATGATCGATTGAATGACAAGTTCCCTGATCGTGTCTGCCATGACTTACACCACCGACACTCTGACGACGACTCCGTCATTCTGAAGAATGGTCTGGACGGTATAATCGACGCCGGAATATGTAAACACATCGCCCCGGTTTGGCTCTGTGAGGATTTCACTCAGGCACGCCTCGATGACGGTGCCGGTTTCCCAGACCAGGGATTCCATGCCCGTGGGCTGAAGCTGAACGTTGAAATAGGGGATGATATAGCAGGCCACGGATGCCCCGCCGTTTGGCGTGAATGTGGCGGCTTCACCCGCTATCGTGAATATGTCCGGCATGATCTGACTGACAATGCTGCGCAGCCCCATTTCGCACCCTCATCATTGCTTATTGTGAACTTCCATAACTTGATTCCGGTGGAACGGTTTGACGCCGCTCCACCTGGAATCACACTATTATGCCGCAATGGCGAGGTTAAATGGCGGCTCGATACACAACCCAGTTGATTGCATCTGCCGCTGTCGGCGCGACGTCCGTCGTAATGGTAATGCCCGCCGGAGAAGCCGCTGCCAGTGCCGAGATGATATTCACCTTCGGCGATCCTCCATTAACCGACATGGTTGCAATAACCACATCCGTTGCCAGAATTCCGGGAACGGCAATAAAGGTTGTCGTATCCGGCGCGGGAGATGCGGGAATTACTTCAATGCCCGCGGCAAAGACCTGATGGGATGCCGCATCCGCTCCAGCGCCGCCAACCAGGACATTGATGGTCGCGGTCGTCCCTGTATCCACTGTTTCCAGGGCGATGCCGAAGAATTTGCCGCTTTTCTTTTTCGAAAGGAACGGCGTTGCGGCCCCTGCAAAAAAGAGACGGTCGCCGATGGCGACGGCGCTGTTTCCCGCATCGTCAACGGCCTGGACGCTCAAATCATAGACGCTGTGGCCGATTTCCACGGTCGCCTTGCCGTCTACGGCGTCATAATCCGTCAAAGCGACGCCGCGAAGGGCGTTTCCCACGGACACCGGGTCGCCGGAATCGACTGTTGCCCCTACGGTGAGACGGAGAATGTTTCCATCCTGAACTTTATTGATAGCCATTTTTACTACCTCCTTATTTTCTGGATTCCCGCCTGGGCGGGAATGACATTGTTTTTGTTACTGACCTTCGTTTCTGTAGAGCGCGCGATAATCGACGGCATATGCGCCGACATCGATGGCGACGAGATACTCGAATCCTTCAATGGTGAAGCCGGGTTGACGCATTTCCATGATGGGCGCCTGAACGCCGTTCAGGAATACGATCTTCACGGTTTGACCTTTCGGGCCCGCCAGATACCATGCCGTCGTTGAATCGTCATCGAGGCGCGGTTCATACACGCGGGTAAAATAACTACCTGCATAGGGATTGACCCTTGTCGCCGCCAGGCTTGAATCGGTGGCGATGGTGTTGCTGTCGGAAAATCTTTCCGATCTGAAGAACACTTCCGATGCGCCTTCCAGGGCTTTTGGAGCGAGGTAGAACAGGGGTCTGATGTTCAACCGCCGTTTGCCGGCGATATCCTTATGCGTTCCCATGGCCCGGATGCCTTCTCCGATGGTCGTCACGCCGGGCACGTCATTGTAAGGCGATACGGCGTCGTTGCTATGGTTCGTGGCGTCGAAGATGGCATTTCCGTCGCCCATATTCCCGTTGCCGGTGACAACCGCGTAAGCCACATCGCCCACTTTTCTGGCCGCCGCCTCCGCCCGTTTCGCGGGGAGAGAGGTGAGGGCGCCCATATCGTCATTGATGATCATGACGCGGGTGATGCGGAACTTTTTCGCGTAACTGACGGCCTTGTAAGTCTCCGGCAGTTTCTCGGTAAAGCTCCCGTATTNGTATCTCGCCGGAATCGGATACTTCCTCCAGGTCATCGTGCTCGGACAGGGCGTTGTCGTAATACGTCTTGAAATCCGACACGGACCCGATACCGCACCATACCGGCCACGTTTCCTGCGCGAGGTCCCATGCCTGCTGCATGGATTTCGTGGCGAGGTTGGCCAGGATATTCGGGAAATCGGAACTCGTTAAAGCGCGACCGACCATTTCCTTCGTGTCGCCACGATAGGGTTTCCCTGAAATTCTCAGACATTCTCGCGCCATTTCTACGAGGGTGTATCCGCGAATCTCCGTGGCTCCCGGCGCCGGACTTTTTACGTCCATTCCGGCACGGAGCATGAGGGCGTCATTGGCGGCGGCCCGGAACTTGTCCTTCTCGTCCTGACCCATCTCGATTCCGACAAAGCCGGGGTTCTGTTTCTTGCTCCTCTCCTGGATCCTGTCCAGAACAGCGCGTTGTGCTTCTTCCAGAGACTTGCCGCCGACGATGAGATCACGAGCCATATCCTGGCAATCATACTTTTCCAGGAGCGCATCGATCTCACGAATGCGGTCCCTCTCCTTTCCCGTGGCTTCCGCTCTAATCTTGTCCAGATCAACCGCGGGCGGATCGTTCTTCGGTGGTTCCTGACGCGCCTCTAATTTCTCCAGAAAGGCGATGGCCTCTTCCTCTGAAGCGGTCGCCGGAAGCCCTTTGCTTTCAAGCATTTTTCTGATGGTTTCGTTCATCTTTACATCCTCCTTATTCTTTGCTGTTAAATTGTTATTGATTTCGGATCGCGCTTTCGCTTCCGAGTCCGCTCCGACGGGAACCGCCGATATTTCGCGGGGTGTCCATTTTGTTACAACCTGAAGCGGCCCCTCGAATACCCTGCCTTCGATGGATGCGGTGGTGTTTTCCGCAACCCAGACCACTTCGTCATTTCGATAACCCAAAGAAAAATCGGTCAAATGCCCCTCTCTGGCCTTGATCCACGGGCTTTCCGATTCGGGCGCCGTTGAAAAAAACGCCCGGGCAACCAGTTGGTTGCCCTCGACCCGCATGTCGCGCCCGGAACCGATGATGTTGGCCGTCTCAAAACGGCTGTGCGTGTCCAACATGACGATCTGTCTCGCCGCCGGGATCTGGGCTCCCGACATGAGGAGCACTTCATTGATGATCCCCCTGTCCCAGTCATATACCCGGACGGGATTTTCCGTCGTCATGACGATCTCGATGGATCGGGTTTTCTCATCGAGCGTCGCGGGCCCGTCAGCTCGAACGGCCACAGGGGCGTTGCGATAATTCATATTATTGTCCGGCATGTTTACTCCTCCTCCATAATGGCTGCGGGATTGCTCTTCTCCGACTTATCCGCCGCCGTAAATACAAGCCCCATCTCCTTCGCCATTTCCTGGGCGGTCTGAATTTCCTCGTAAATATCTTCCAGATCCCTGCCCCGTTCGCGGGCGACCTCCTGGGGAGATTTCAGACCAAAGGATATGGCCTCGATCTGGCTCTTTGCTTCTCTCAAAGGATCGACGGCCTCCATGCCCGGGGGCTGCCATTCGCTTTCCAGATACCGGCGTGGATCCTGCGAGTATCCCGGAAGCGTCAGCTTCCCGGAGAGGACCGCCATGTCGATGGCAGTCCTCACGGAAGGCATGGCAAACTGACGGATGTGCCGCATGGAAATGGGTAATAGTTGCTGGGTGAAATCATTGCGAACGATGCGGGCTGTGGAAAAATTAAGCCCCTGGTAATCGCCGGAAATCAATTCATAGGGCGCGCCGGTCGTAATGGAAAGCATGGTCAGGATCAGGCGGACAAAGGGCGCAAAGGTCTGGCCGGGTCGGTTATGAGATGCAATCTGCACCTCTTCCCCGGGGCGGAGATATTCGATGATGGCGTTTTCCATGGTCTCTATCTTTTGCGACGTGCCGTCCGCCGCGGTTCCAGTGGTGCTGAAACTCTGGCGAAATGTGGGATCTCCCGTCTTCACAAAAGCGAGATATTTGGCCGCCATTTTTGCCGTGTCTATTTCTGCGTCCATGTAGTCGCTGAGATCATGAGCCAGCAGGACGCCGGGCGCAAAGGGAGAAACGCCGCGCAGTTGCTGAGGGCGCATCATATCAAAGCCATGAATGACCTGGTCGGCGGGCACATAGACTTCGTTGCCGCCATAATAGGGATCACGGAACCAGAAGCCGGTGACGCGGCCCGTCAGTTTTTCATATTCGATGCCCTGGCGGGTTTCCTTATCGCCTGCATTTGCCGCCATGCCGATTCCGCCCGCGCCATAATTGTCATGCGTGCCGGAAAGCCAGTCTGCCTCATACACCTGAAGGGCATACGGCAGAAATCGGTTCGGGGTTTTGGGATAGGTCTTGACGAGAAGAAATTCGCCGGATTCAAGGTCCTGCCGTTTCGCAAGACGCATAATTTCGTAATAGTGAAGTTTGCCCGCAGCGTCCGCCTCATCCATCCACCACTTGATGGCGTCCTCAATGGCCTGGACTCTGCGTTTGTCGATCTTACCGGTGGCGCTTTTCGCCTTGGATTGGAAGATGATCCCACGGCCCACGGAATAATCGACGATGACGTTGGCCGCCCGCGCGAGATAAGGGAAATCCCGCATGAGTTGACGGATGCGCGACCGGATCGCGGGAGAGGACATGCCGATAATGTCATTGACATTCGGGTTCATGATGGACCATGCGCCGGTCATGCGGGTGGTTTTGGCGGCGGCATAGAGTTCTGAGCGCGCCGTAAGACCAAGACGATCACGGTATAGGCGGCGATTAAGGGCGGTTCTGGGAGAAAAGACGGCAAAGGTTCTGTCGATGATGTCGGCGAGGATGGTTTCGGCTTTTGTCATACGCCGCGCCCTCCCTGTTTTGCATACGTTCGGGGAACAAAATCGCCGGACTCGGCTTTGGCCTTGCTTTCGACGAAATCCAGCATAATAAGAAATTCTTTGTGGGTGCGGAAGGTAACGGATTTATCGCCCGCCATGACGGAACCAACGGTAGTGTCTCCAGACGCCAGCTTGTCCAGCATGGCATTGTAAAGCGCCGTCCAGGTCGTAAAAGCCATATCGCCTCCGTTTTGGGGAGGATTATATGCCTATGGTTTTTGGCAATCTGGAAATCTGAGGATATTTGAGGGAAATGTGAGGATATTTGATGCTTTTATGGGGTATTTATGAGGTTTTATGAGGCATTTTTAAGGTTGACAGGTTTTTTTAGTGTTATTTTTTCCTCCGACTATTGGGTTGCTTTTCATTGACTTTTACCACCGGCGTTTTTTTCTCGTCAACATTTATTTCTCCCTTAATTAACTTCTTGCGCCATTCTACAATATATTCTTTGTCGCTCTCCCATATGCCACAGAGTTTCCGCGCGGGGAAGCCGTAATCGGTGATCATCTTGATAATCGATGATTCCGAGGAGGCCAGAGAAATCGAACGGCAATATTCTTGAATCTGTTTCATCCCTGATAACGCTGTCGTCATGTCACCACCTCTTTTTTTCAGATTTCTTTTCTGTCGGTTGAACTGTCGCCGTTTTCTGTTCCTGTTCTTTTCTCGTGTTCTTCAAATATGCCGCGATCATCTTCAGGGATGGGAGCCATTCGCTGTCCGCGCACGATGCCGCGAGACATTCACAATCCAGTAGATGGTTGTTCCGGTGCTTCTGC